AATAAAGAAATCACAATTCCGCTCACTAATTCCATTGTCGATTCTTTAGGTACTAAGATTCCTAACTATGCAAAAAATTTATTGATCGAAGCAGACTTTGTCTATGGTTCTGGAGGAACAACTGCAAATGTAATTATTGAAACAACTATTGACGGAACAAACTGGATTCAAATCGCAAATATTGATTTCACAACGGCAGACGCAAGAAAGTCCGTTAATTTGTCAGGAAACACGCCTGTCACGACTATTTATGACTCAACAACTGTCATTGGTAGTGGCACAGTGAAAGACGGCATTATAGGCCAACAGATAAGAGCTAAACTGACAACGACAGGAACATACGCAGACGAGACAGAATTAAAAGTAAACATGATGGTTAAATAGAAAGGATTATTTATGTTAGGTTCTTATGGTTCAGGCCTTGGACAAAGAGGAAATTATGCTAATTCTTATCAGCCTTTAAAATATAGTCTTGATATTGAAGAGCTTCCAGATGAAGAACCAGTGACACTGGAAGAGTTAAAAGATCATATGCGCATAACTGAGGTGGACGATGACAAAGTCCTCGCAGGAATGATTGTCGCAGCAAGACAAGGTGCAGAAAAATATACCAAGAGATCATTAGTTGAGCAAACATGGAAAATGAAAATGGATAGCTTTCCTTATGGCAATAGAGGACCTTGGTTTGAAGGTGTAGTCCAGGGACCAGTATCAAGCGCAAGAAATTGCAGACAAATATTGATTCCGATACCACCATTAAAAAGCGTTACTCATATAAAGACATATTCAAATACAGACGTGGAGACAACTTTTGATTCTGACAATTACCAGGTATCAACATATAATGGATTATATGCGAAACCAGGCAAGATCACTTTAAGAGACGGAGTTGTGTGGCCAACATTTGAGCGCAATGCAGATGGAATCGAGATTCAATTTATCTCAGGATATGGAGAGCCAGATGACGTCCCAGAATTGATAAAACTTGCGATCAAAGAAGAAGCAGCATACCGTTATGAAAACAGAGGAGATTGTGGAGATATCGGAAGTTCTGCAGCGATCAGTTTATTAAGTCAATTTAAATTAGAAAGGATTTAATATGGCGGTTTCAAAAAAGAAATGTCCAAACGTTGGAAGGATGGAACATAAGATCGATATTATCAGAAAAACAACTACCAGAAAAGCTGGCGGTGGAAGAACTGAAACCTGGACAAAAAACGTATCTGTTTGGTGTAGCATAAAACCAAAGAAAATAAATGAGTTGCTTGCAGCGCAGAATTTAGAGCAACAAGTCAGTCATACGGTAACTATAAGATATAAAAGTGATATTACAACTGACGACTTGATAAGATTCGGAACACGTTTTATGAGAATAAAATCAATTATTAATATTGACGAAAGAAATCGTTATCACGAATTGGGCGCACTTGAAAATAAAAACGCAGAGGTGACAGTGTCATAATGGCTATTTTAAAGAAAAGTATTATATTAAATCAGGAAAGACTTAATAAAAAGTTTAAGTTTTTACCGAATTTAATCATCAAAGAAGTAAAAAAAAGCGTTCTTTTTGTTGGGAAAAAAGTTGAAAGAGACGCAAAAATAAGTATTCAAACAGGATCAAGATCAGGAAAGATTTCAAGACGTGGAAAAAGTTCATTTGTAGATCCTTCAACAGGCAGAAGTCTTGCAAAAAAAAGAGGAGGCGCACTTGCAACAAAATTGCATCAAGCATCTGCACCAGGAGAAGTACCGAAGAGTGACTCAGGAGATCTTGCAAAAGGTATCTTTTCAGAATTAGAATTAAAAGGCCTTGGTTCTAAAATTGGGACAAACATTGAACATGGGACACATCTTGAATTTGGTACAAAAAAAATGTTACCCAGGCCTTGGCTTATGCCAGCATTTGAAAACAATAAAAAGGATATAGTAAAAGCGATTACTGGAGCATTTAGAAAAGGTATTAAAAAAGGAACAGTACGATTTGGGAAGATTGGAGGCGTTTAAATATGGGCGGTTATAGTTTATTTGAAATTCAAAAAGCAATAGATGCAATAATATCTATTGACGAAACATTACTGGAAATGTTAAGCAGTGGAACTAAAGCAAGCATATACGATAATCCATCTCAGGCTTTGCAGGATAATGTTAATTTTCCTTATATTGTATATGCATCAAACACAGCAATACCATTTGACACAACAACGTTTAATGGCACCGAAGCAACAATAACAATAAGCGCATACAGTGATACAGGAGACAAGGAAGAGGCAAGCAAAATTATAAAAAGATTGCATGATTTATTACATAATCAAGAATTAACAGTCGAAAACAATAATTTTGTATTTTGTTTCTGGGACGGTTTATCAATGGTCGAACCAGAAGATGACGATAACTTGATCCTTCAACATGGAGTGATCAGATTTAGAATTAAAACAACAGAATCATAAAAAAGGAGATATCAAAATGGCAGTTGACAAAGGAAGAGATTTTTTATTAAAAGAGGGTACGGTTTCAGGTGGTGCAACTACTGTGGCAGCATTAAGAACAACAAACATGACAGTTAACAATGAACTTGTTGATATTACGAATAAAGATTCTGCTGGATATAGAACTTTATTGGAAGGTGCAGGAATGCAATCAATATCAATTAATGCAGAAGGACCATTTGACGATATCGCAATTTCTGAAAAAATCAGAGGATATGCATTTGCGAATAGTATTAATTCTTTTGTTTTATACCTTCCAAATGGTGACACATTGGAATGTTCATTTCAAATCGGTTCTTATGAAAGAGCTGGAGATCACAACAATGAAGAAACATATAGCATGACTTTAGAATCATCTGGACAATGGACTTATATGCCAGCAGCGTAAACTAATAATAAAATATCTTAATATGAAATAAGATATAAACTTTTATATGGAGGAAATAAAAATGGCAGATTTAATAGTACAATCTTTAGTGAAGGCAGGAATAGCACCAACAGAAAACGTTGCAGCTTCAGGTGGAGACGCATTTATAAATGACGGAAGAACTTTTATTCTTGTTGAGAATGGAGTTACTGATGTAACAATCACGTTTGCAGCGGTTCCTTCAACAGTAGAAAAGCCAGGATATGGAACTATCGACATTGCAGATTTAACAGTTTTAGTAACTGGATCAACGTCAAAAGTGATCGGCACATTTCCACAAGCAGTATTTAACGATTCTGACGGAAAAGTCCAGATGACTTATGATGACGAGTCAAATGTTAAAATTTCGCCTGTTAAATTTCAAGAGGGCAAATAATAATGTTAGAGCCTATTGTTGAAATAAAAATCAATGGTAAAAAGCATGAAATGAAACCAACTTTTAAGGCGTTGTCGACAATCGAAAGAGAAATCGGCATCGGCCTTCTGGGATATTTAACAACAAAATGTGTAAAGAATGATATTCCTATTATTGATTGTGTTTCTATAATCTCAAATGGAATTAAAGGCGCAGGCGGAGACATTGACGTTGAGAAACTTGGAGATTTTGTTTATAAAAATTTAATATATAGTATAACAAAATGCGCAGAATTTATTAAGATCAGTTTTTATCCAGAAGACGAAGACGAAAAAGAAGACGGAGATCGAGAAGATTCGGACGATGTAAAAAAAAAATAAATATTCCGTTTGCAGAATATAGGAAGTTTGCATACGGAGTATTGCATTGGTCCCCATCAGATTTAAGCAATGCAACGATGTGGGACATACGAGATGCATTTAAGGGTTGGCAAAATGCAAACGGAATAAAAGGGAATAAGAAAAGCGCACTAACAAGAAAAGATTTAAAGGATTTAAAGGAAAAATTTCCAGACTATAAAGTCGTAAATGGAAAAAAAGTATTTTTGGAGGTTTAGAATGGCAACAATAGATGAACTGGTTGTAAGAATACGGGCCGATGTAACTAATTTACAAAAAAACCTAAGCAAAGCAACGAGTCTCACAAAGAAATCAACTAAACAAATAAAAACATCTGTCAGTTCTGCAGAGAAAGCGTTTAAAAAGCTTGGAACGACAATAGGGATTGCAGCAATAGTCCTGGCAACTAAAAAAATTGCGACAAGTTTCATTGACGTTGGTCGAGTTTTAGAAAATACACAAATAAAATTGAGTGCACTTCTTCAATCCGAAGAAAAAGGAATTCAACTATTTAAAGATATGCGAATATTTGCGTCAACAGTTCCTTTTGAATTTGAAAGAATTATTGACGCAGCGTCACAGCTTGCAATTGTATTTGACGATGTAAGTGAGATCAATAAATTTATGCCTTTGTTAGCAGATATTGCAGCAGTAACAGGTCTGACGTTAGATCAGACAACGCAACAATTCGTAAGGGCATTTAGCGCTGGTATCGGTGCGGCGGATTTATTCAGAGAAAAAGGTGTCACTGCTATGCTTGGATTTAAAGCAGGAGCAAAAGTCTCGGTTGACGAAACAAAAAAAGCTTTTGTAAATGCACTAACAGATATGAATTTCAAAGCAAGAGGCTCAACAAAAGAACTGGCAAAAAGCTTTGATGGTCAAATGTCAATGATAAAAGATTCAATATTTAACATACAGTCAAAGTTAAATGCTCGTGGCGTATTTGACGGATTAAAATCTAATTTAACATTAGTTCAATTATTATTTAAAAAAATAGAGAATAGAGTAAATAATACAAATGAAGCAACAAAAAGAATGAATATAAAATCACCTCTCGGAATGTTTGTCGGTCTTTTAGGTAGAGCAAGAGACATAATTATTTCGTTATTAAAAGAAGAAGAAAAAGTCGGTGATAAACAAAATGAATTTGTTGACAAAAGATTATCAGGTTCGAGTTCAGAAAGAGGAGCAATTAAGCTTGGTGAAATAGTTGTCACAGCACAAAAAGCAAAAGACGAACTCGCAAGATTAGATGAAGAAGCAAAAGACACAGCAAAAGAAATTGAAGACGCTTTTAATTGGTCAACGGATTCATGGGCAGATAATTTGGCGGATAGAATCGTTGAAGGGAAGGCAGGATTTAAAGATCTTGGAGATTATGCAAGCGAGATTTTAAGAGATATAGCAAAACAATTAATAAAATCACAAGTTACAACTCCCCTGGCGAATACAATCGGAAGTTTTGCAACTTCTATATTCGGAGGGATAACAGGAAGTGCAACAACAACGGCGCCAGTGAAGAAATTCGCAAAAGGTGGAAGTCCGCAAGTTGGAGTTCCTTCTATGGTTGGCGAAGAAGGGCCAGAATTATTCGTTCCTGATTCTGCAGGGACAATAATCCCAAATAATAGTATTGGAGGCGGAAGCAGTGTGACCGTTAATCAAACTATAAACATAAGTCCTGGTCTTGTAGAAACTGTGAGATCTGAAATTATAAACGTTGCGCCAAAAATCGCAGCAATTGCTCAGAGCGGAGTATTTGAAGCAATTGAAAAAGGTGGAGTAGCAGCTAAAAGTGTAAGGAGGAAGCGTTAATATGTCAGCAATAAACTTACCAACAAATATTGGAATTAAAAGAAGTGCTTTTTATTTATCATTTAATGTAGCAGAGTTTCAAAGTCCAATGTCAAGAGTAAGCCAGAGAGATTTAAGAAACGGATCCATCTGGATTGCAAGATATACAATCCCAAAAATGAAAAGAGAAACAGCAGCAGCATGGATTGCTTTTTTCTCAAAATTAGAGGGAAAATTTAATACATTTAATGCTTATGATCCAAACTGGAAAATTAACAGAGGAATCTCAGCAGGAACTCCATTGGTAAACGGAGTATCTCAAACAGGATCAATTTTAATTACAGACGGCTGGACAATATCAACAAAGAATATATTAATGCAAGGTGATTATTTCTCTGTCAATGGAGAGCTTAAACAGATCACAGACAATGTTAATTCTGACGTTGGAGGCAATGCAACAATAAACTTTAAACCAGCGCTAAGAGAGAGTCCTGCAGAGAATGAGGTGATATCTGTTAATCCTGCGACAACAACAATGTATTTATCATCAAATAATGTATTATCAGATTATGAATCAGATGAAAAGGGAGTTTATAATTCGTTAACATTTTCTGGTGCGGAGGCGATTACATAATGAGTACAAGAGAAATTGACGCAGAATTAGAGACAGCCTCAGAACAGCCACAAATAAGCTCAGTTATTCTTGCAAAATTAGAGTTTGATAGTGGAAATATAAATATCCATACAAGTAGTGGAGACATAATTTTTGATGGAGAAACATATAGTGGCATTGGAGAGTTCGGAACCATATCGCCAGCAGAAGAAGACTCGGAACTTTCTGCATCATATATTGACGTTACTTTATCAGGCATTGATCCATCACTAATAAGTATAATTTTTAATGAATATTATCAGGGAAGAAATGCGACTATTTACTTCGGTCTATTTAATTTGACAACAAGAGTCCTTATTGAGCCAACTATTATTTATAAGGGATTAATGGACAATACTTTTCTTGACGTCAGCGGAACTTCTGGTTCAATAAAATTAAGAATAAATAACAGACTTGCAGCCTGGGATAAGGCAAACGACAGAAGATATAATGACGCAGATCAACAAGAGGAATATCCTGGAGATTTAGCTTTTCAATTTGTTGATCAACTCGCTCAATCAGAAACTATGTGGGGAAAATCAGATGAATAATATTATTGAAAATATCTACAAAGTATTAAATGAGCATATAGAGGAATATCGTAATAAAAAATTCAAATATGGAAGTATTGATTGTGGTCTTTTTGCAGTTTCTTTTATAAAAAAAATCAATGGAGATAGCAGTCATTATGAAAATTATTATAAAAAATATAATTCAATGAAATCATTATTGAAATTATTAAAAGGTAATGGATATAAAAATCTTAAAGATTATTTTGATAAAAATTTTAAAGAAAAAAATATCAACTTTGCGCAAAGAGGGGACATTGTTATGATTGAAAAATGCATCGGAATATGTAATGGAATAGAATCCTTTTTTTTAACAGAGCAAGATGGCCTTACAAATATAAAAACAGAATTATGCGACAATGTATGGAGGGTTGAATAATGCCAGCTATCGTAGCGGCCATAGCGTCATGGGTTGCAGCAGTTGTCGCAGGAGGCGCAGCAGTTGCGACAGGAGTCGGAAGTATTGCATTGTACTCAACAGTATATGCAGTAACCTCGATGGTTGTTTACGGAGCGATATCAACCATTGTGTCAAACGCAGTCGGACGAATGTTTTATAATTCTTCAAAATCATCAAGTGATACAGGCCAAATAAGTATAAACAATTCAGGCTTATTGATAAATTCAGAAAGTGCAATAACTTCTCATAGGATTATTTATGGTACCAGGAAAGCAGGAGGCCAATTATTTTTAAGAGATTCGAGCGACTCAGGACCAGACAGTAATGGAGAAACGCAGGAAGGTGATAATTTATTCTTGCATATTATGCTTGCGCTTGCAGGACATGAATGCGAAGAAATAACCACAGTATATGCAGATGACGTGGCCTTGACACTTAACGGTTCAGGATTTGCAACGAACTCAGAGTTCACAGATGATGATGGAAAATATTATTTAAGAATAAAAAAACATCTTGGAGCAGAAGATCAAACAGCAGATCTTGACGCAGTGTCAGAAATAGAGAACTGGACCACAGCGCACAGGGCAAGAGGTCGTACTTATATTTATATTAGAATGCAATACAATGCGGATATCTTTCCAAATCTTCCACGATTTACAGCTTTAATAAAAGGCAAAAAAGTCTATGATTCAAGAACATCAACAACGTCATGGAGCAATAACTCAGGACTCTGCATTAGAGATTATTTAAAAAGTTCGTACGGTTTAAATGTTGAAGATATAGAATTGAACGATACATATTTAATTGCAGCCGCAAACGTTTGTGATGAATTGGTGACATTGCAAGATGCGTCAACACAAAAAAGATATACTTGTGACACAGTGCTCGAAAGAAACGTTCAGGTAATTGATAATTTGCAGGAATTAATTTCAAGCTTTGTGGGATCCGTTGTATATGTTCAAGGAAAATTTAGAATACACGCAGGAGCATACGACACGCCGAGCGAAACAATAACTGAGGACTGGTTAATCGACACAGTAAAGGTCCAGGCAAGACAATCACGAAAAGAAACATTTAATGCAGTCAAAGGAATATATATTAATGAAGATGAAAGCTATGAGCCAACAGATTTTACGCCTTCAACAAATGAAACTTACGAAACACAAGACGGTGGCGAAAGAATATATGCAGATGTAACTTTTTCATGTACAACTAACCAGGAAAGAGCTCAACGAATGGCAAAGGTTATTCTTGAAAAATCAAGACAAGGAATAATGCTTACTCTTCCTGTTAATTTTAAAGGCTTAAAGCTTGCAGTATGGGACACAATATATGTAACGCTTGATGATTTGGGATGGTCAAATAAAATTTTTAGGATCGCACAATGGCAAATAAACGAAAATGGAAATGGTATAAATTTATATTGTCAAGAGGAATCATCTGAAAGTTACGACTGGAACTCAGGAGAAGCAACAATTGTAGATCCAGCGCCAGACACAAATCTAACAAGTCCTTTTGACAGAGTTTTACCTCCTGGATCACCTTCTGTCGTTGAGGAATTATACGAAACAACAACTGGGACAAGCGTAAAAGTTAAGGCCATTGTTTCATGGACCGCATCTTTGTCATTATATTTAAAAGAATATGAACTTCAATATAAATTAACATCAGATACAGATTATATTGGCGCAGGAAAAAGGAGTAAAGATTTAAATAGTTTAACAATATTTGATATTGCAGCAGGAATTTATAACTTTAGAGTTAGAGCAATAAATAGAGTAGGAAAAGCGAGTCTTTGGGCGACAAATGTTATTCAGATTATTGGTCTTTTTGCAGCGCCAGGAAACCTAACAGGATTAAGTTTGAATGCGATAAATAATAATGCTCATTTAACATGGAATGCATCAAGTGACCTTGACGTTAAAAAGGGCGGAACAATAATGATTAAACATACAGCAGAGACTTCTGGAGCATCTTGGTCAACGGCAAATATCGTGACAGAAGTCCCAGGATATTCAACCTCTGCAACCGTTCCATTGCTCGATGGAACTTATCTTATAAAATCAGTTGATTCAACAGGCAACCAATGCGTTACAGCCGCAACAATCAGTGGAACAATTTCAAACATTGTAAAAATGAATGTTATTGCAACATCAACGCAAGATCCTACGTTCCCAGGAACAAAAACAAATATGGTCGTAATTGATAGCAACCTACGACTTGACGGATCATTATTATTTGATTCTGGAACTGGAGACTTTGATGATGGCGGAGGATTATTTGATTATGGGATAGATGGATATAAGGCAAGTGGAACCTATTTATTTCAATTATATCTTGACGTTGGTAAAGTAACAACATCAAGAGTAACAAGTATTTTAAAAGCTTTAATTTATGACGGTTCAGAATACTTTGATCAAAGATCAGGATTGTTTGATGCACAGACAGGGTTGTTTGACGGAGAAGATATTGACGGATTATCTGTTGAGCTATTTGTAAGGACCACAGATGATGATCCTGCAGGAACTCCTGTCTGGTCAGATTTCAGAAGGTTCCAGGTCGGAGATTACACATGCAGAGCGTATGAATTTAAAGTTGAAGTTGAAAGTAATAATACAGCATTGAATGTTGACATATCATCTTTGAGCGTTGGCGTAGATGTTCCAGACATTATTGATTCTGGATCATCAGCAACAATTAGTGGAGGATTAAAAACGATATCGTTTAATAAAATATTTCTCACAACGGAACCGTTCCTTGGATTTGCCATTAACGATATGCAAACAGGAGACTATACAGACGTTCAAAATATAACAGCAACATCATTTGACATAGGAATAAAAGATTCTGGAGGGACATATGTTATAAGAAATTTTAGTTATATCGCAGCAGGATATTAAAAAAAATATGTACAAATATAAAATTACATGAAATCATACAAATAAGGAGGAATATAAATGTCTCAACATGATTATTTAATAGCAAACGCAACATATCCAACAGTAAGAAGTGATATCAATAATGCATTAGGTGCTATTGTGACATTGAACAGTGGATCCACAGAGCCATCTACAACGTACGCTTATATGTACTGGGCAGATACGACAACCAATACATTAAAACAGCGTGACTCAGGGAATAGTGCATGGAAAATCAGAGGTACTCTTGACGTTGATACTGTGATAAGTAAATCAGCAGCCTATACCGTTGACCTTTCTGATTTTAATAAAACAATTTTATGCGATGCGATAAGTGCGGCTTTTACAATAACACTTCCTGCAGCAGCAACTGCTAGTGACGGATTTTGTGTTATATTAAAAAAAACAGATTCAGGCGCAAATGCAATAACAATTGACGGAAACGGCACAGAAACTATTGACGGAGATCTCACACCAGAATTAACAGATCAATACGATTCAAAAATGATTGTTTGTGACGGTTCAAATTGGAACATCATCGCACAGGTTGTCAGTTCTGGAACTGGTGACTCAATAATTAAAGGAGACACATCGGTAGTATGTACCGATACTGGATCGGACGGAGTTGTCACTGTTAAAACAGACAATGCAACTTGTGGAGTATTTAGTAAAAATGGAATATTAAGCCTTGCGAGGCAAAGTGGATGTAGCGCATATTTAAGCGCAGATCAAACAAACATAGTAAATACAACTGACACGTTGGTAAATCTTAATACAGTAAATTATGATACGCTTAGTGAATTCAATACTTCAACTCATAGATTCACAGCGACAGAAGCAGGAAAATATCTTGTTGTTGGAAACATAACATGGGTAGAAAATACATTAGTTGCAGATAAAGCAATTTATACGAGAATCAGGAAAAATGGATCAGCAATTGTAAATGCTATAAATCAAATAGCAGTCAATGCGAGTGCGAGTCCGATCAGTTCAACAGCTACTGCTATATTGGATTTATCCGCAGGAGACTATGTCGAGCTTTCTGCTTTTCATACAATGGGAGTCAATACGCCTGATATCGATGGCGCAGCTTTAAGAGGATTAACTTATATGGACATACAAAAAATAGCATAAAGGAGAAATAAAAAATGGCAGAAATTAGTGTAATTTTAACAGAGGTAGATATCAAAGCATTATCTTATGATTGTGAAGATCCGCAAGAATGGATTAATCATTGTCTTG